ATCAAAGCCATTAAATAATACCTCCCCTAGTAGCTACTAAGTCTGTTAAGTTTGTGTCTTTATAAAAAGCATCTTGTGTTGGTACGTAAGGTGAAGGCACGAAGCGGTATAGTGTGCCGTTGAGATAGGTGTATTCAAACTTCTCACCCCCTGTAACAGTGCCTAGATTAATTGGTTCAGATGACCAGTTGATAACATAGTCAATCCAAGTCAAGGGAGCACCAGGTCCTATGGGACCTTCGGGGCCTATGGGACCTTCGGGGCCTATGGGACCTTCGGGGCCTATGGGACCTTCGGGGCCTATGGGACCTTCGGGGCCTATGGGACCTTCGGGGCCTATCGGGCCTTCTGGACCTATGAGTGCTGAGTCAGCGTTTAAGTTTGCAACAGGGACAGTTGAGAACTGACCTCCGCATGATTTAGCCATGTGAACCTCCTAGAGCAATCCCCCTGGGTTGTAATTAATACTGTGGTTACCGCCAGATATGGTTCTGAATTTCTCTTCAACATTAAGCTCATTTATAGCTTCTTTGAAACGCATGACATATTTGTTCATTTGATCTGGTTCTTTGAGATAATCAAAGACATGCTGTAGTGCTCCGTAAAGAAGAACTCTTTCATTCTCATCCATCAGCCAATTAGCCTCAAGTGTTTTAGATCTAACATAAGAACCTTCTAGTTGTGTGTAAGTATTCTTAGTGAGTGTGTTTAGTTCATCATACTCAACACTAGAGATTACTTCATAAACCGTATCTTCTGCAATAGCTGCGGCAAGTGTTAAACCATCAGGTAAGTCTAAGCGTTTATTCAAGGTACATAATCTACGATAGTAATGTAACTCAAAGATATCACACTCATTGATGTGACCTGCTGCAAGGATAGAGCTTTGCTCACGTGTCCAGAAACCGTTAGTGGTCTTCTCTGCAAACACATCATGGAATGTTCTTATATCTGTTTTCTCATTGTACACTTTACTCTGTACTGTATCAGCGATCAAAGGGTTACCTAGTGCATCTAACATTAGATCACCATTCTCATCTACAGCTCCTCGACCTACTAGACGAAGGTATTGAAAGGATGTGGAGTCTGAAGGGACAGGGAATGAAATATAATTCATATAACCTACAGTATCCTTCTCAATCGCTGGTGTTACATTGGCTTCAACAGCTCCTGTGAAACCAGGCATAAGACCGTCTGATGTTACCACATAGTATGCTGAGGCTTCTAGGGGTGGTATACGTAATGAACGGTAAGCTTCATCCGCTGCATAATATAGACATGATTGTACAATAGAATCAGGTAGAGCTGAGGTATCTCTGTTTGCCCAGTCACGCACAGTGACGACTAGGTCTTCGTATGCATTAGCCATAATAATACCCTACCATTTAACCTTGTTTGCCCAGTAAGCTGCACTCATTGGACCTTTCTTAATATTCTTAGCATGTCTTGCTTTAAAAGATTTACGTCGATTAGCATACTTGCTTGACTCACCTGACTTCTTAGGTGAACCCTTAACGCCCTTTTGACCAAACCGAATGATCTTTTCCTTACCACCAGAACACGCTTTAACAACGTGGGATTTCTTAGGGTGTCCAGGGGTAGTCTTGGGGCTGTTACATTTCATTTTCTTTTTATCTAACTTAGCCATTACTTCTCTCTCCTTTTACCACTGGCAGTTACGTCATGTTTAATACGCTTAGGTCCAGTCTTCTTTTTCTTACTGCGTTCCTTTTCCTCTTTAGTCATCTTAGCTACTACAGCTTTAGGGCGACAAGAGGGGTATGGTCTTTTACTCTTTTTGGCTGACTTACGTCCACAGGCTTTACCCGTTTTCAAGTCAACCCAATCTTCTTTAAACCACACAGTGAGCCCACCTTTGCTTTTAGCCATTACGGTATCCTCCACCACGTCGTTTGTATTCTTTCACTAGCCAACCATTAGCATAAGCAGAAGGATATACATCAAACTTCTTTTTGGCTTCAGCTTTAACTCGACTATATAGTGCTTTGTTTGTAGGTTCTGGGCTACTTAAAGGCCCTTTCTTTTTACTCATAATGACACCTAGTATGACATTAGGTATGGGTACTCTGATTTAATAATCTTCATCAGCTTCTTAACACCCTCTGAATCATGCATGAACATGGGGTCGTGTATGTTAAGTCCATACTTATAGTTTATTTCAATAGCTACAATATCAGGGATAGTACAAGCTTTCTTATAACCTGTGTCTTTAAGCTTACCTGACATTTCTCTATCAAGCTTAGCTTGCTCTACAAATGCACGATGATCTTGGGTAGCCTTAAACTCTAAGGTCTCTGTGTCTATTTGTGCATTTAATCCTGCAGATGTTCTTACGTTCTTAATGTTATTACTCATACTGTCCTCTGTTGATATTATGCTATTTCGTTAAAGATACCAGATTTATTAATGAAACCTAACTTAGGGTTATTAATACTGGTTGATGTTGAACCTTGTACGTACACAGCTGTACTTAATACATACTTCTTCTCTGTGTCATTCCATACTGGATTAGACCACACACAGTTCTCTGCTGGGATAACAACAGTTCCTGCTGGGATTCCTGTAGGGGGTGTAGTAAATGAACCTTGAATTGCTAACATAAGTTTCTCCTAATTATGTTTTTAAAAAATAAAGGAGAGACCGAAGTCCCTCCAAATATTGTGCTTATTGCTCAGTCTTACTTAAGACCGAAGATCGCACCACAACCTTTAGGGTTCTTAACTTCTAAAGTTGTTTCTTCAACGATCATACCAACAGTAGAGTCACCTTTCTGACCTACATCAACTTCAGCCATTGGACGTAATGTAGCTAAAGCGAACCACTGTGGATCATAGATTAATGCACATGAATCTTTCTTCTCACCAGCAACGATACCGTCGTCAGTTTGAAGACCCATGATGTAGTTAGGAACTACCATTAAGTCACCGAAGTCAGACATATAGATGTCAACTGATTGACGTAACTTACCGCCTTCATCGATGTTACGACGAACACCAGAATCAGAAACCATTAAGTCTGAGAAGTCACGACGTAACTTAGGAGACAACATGATTTTAGTAGCAGAACCACCAGCTTCATAAATCTTCTGCATAGATGCATCGATATCAGATAAAGCAAGAGCTGCACGGTTAGCCACTAGGTCTAATGTAGGAGCTACAGTACCTTTGTTAGCGTCACCAGATGCAACTGCTGAACCTGAAGAGTATACACAAGTGTCTTCAGAGTTAATGAAAGATTGAAAACCACCCATAGTACGAGTACCAGAACCGTTAGCAACTTGGTAACCGTGGATTAAGTCATGCTCAACGTCACGACGTAATTCAGTACCACGCTTCTTAAGCTGGTATGCATACTCATCAGCAACACCTGCTTGATCAACAGCACGACGAGTACCAGATACAGCAATAGTCTTACCGTTGATTTGAGTGTAGTTACCTAAACGAGTACGGTTAGAACCTACTGGGTTGAATGCTGCACCGCCTTCTGAACCACCAGCACCTGGAGCTGCAAAGTCAGCACCGTCAACTAGTTTAGAATCACCTGGAGCAGCTAGCTCATCAGTTTGCCACTCATGGTATACTGAGCTTGCTTTTGATTTACCGATAGATGATAAGAACGGAGTCTCATCACGAGTGATCATAGAAATGAAATTTGCTAAGTCTTCACGTTGTGAAACATTAGAGTTAGTAGTACCTGAAGCAACTGCTCCTGCTGGACCTGTAGTTGCGCGACCGCCTGTAGTAGCCATAATAGACTCTCCTATAATTATTAATTGTTTTAAATGTTACCTAAAGATTTTGCAGCATAGTCCCGTAGGAACGCCATTTGATCTTCTTTAGAAGCATCTTCCTTGAAAGCTCTCGCCTTCGTCATTTTTGCCTTTTCGGCACTCTTCTGAGTTACAGTTTTACCTTTCTTAGCTGGAACAGCTTTCTTAGTTGGAACTGCTTTACGTTTCGCTTCACCTTTAATAACACCTTCTTTTAGTTTACGGTAGTCATTAAGGACACGAACAACAACTGGATCTGCGATAGTATCTACGATATCTTCATCGATACCTTCACCAATTGCAAACTCACGAATAGAGAATGCAAGGTCTTGATCGAAACCAGGGACGTGCTCTTCAATTGTTTCATTGAAGTAGTTTACTTGTTCTTCCCATGCTTTCAATTCTAGCTCTTGCTGTTTTTCTTGTACCTTCCCTTGCAACCCTTCACGGGCATTACGAGCTTCCCAATATTTCTTTTGTAATTGCTCACGCTCGTCTTTAAGTTCAGATACTTGGAATGTGTCACCCTCATCACGTGCTTCTTGAATCTTAGCTTCTATTTCGTGATAAGCTTGTGCGTGACTAGCTTCTTCTTTCATCAAGATTGCTGCTGAGGCTTCGCTTAGCTGTAGAGCTTCCTGTAGTTTCTCACTACGTTCTTCCTCTATCTGCTTCTTAGCTTCACCTATTTCACGACCCTTCTTACTAAGTGAGGCATCTGTTTGATAACCCTTTAACAGGTCAGCAAATGAGACATCTAGTTCTTCTCCGTCAACTTTGACGCGAACAACAGCATCTAAGTCTAAGTCATCGGCAGTGAAGATATCAGCTTCTTGGGTAGCGTCTTCGTCTTCTTCAGACTCTTCGGCATCCTCATCTTCTAACTCATCTACTTCTTCCTCGACTTCCTCTTCAGTATCGACTTCTTCTGGAACTTCTGGGTCTTCTTCTAATTCCAGTTCAGCCGTGTCGTCAATGAGCTCATGTTCTTCAGGTAGCGGTTCTACTTCATCCACAAACTGTGAATTGGAAAGAACGGCATCTAACAAGGCTTGTTCCGACTGTGCGTCAGCACCCTGAATGTCATCGCCATGCGGTAGAGATTCGTTGTGTACTGTCATATTTTACTCTCCTCGATTACTTCGTAGGTTTAGCAGCTGCAGGTTTAGCAGCAGGCTTAGTGGTTTCTTTCTTATAGATAGCTAGTAGATTATGTAGGTCCACTAGGGCCCCTGCATTAATCTTACACTTCCCACTAGAACGCATTGAATCATACTCAAGTGCGTTAATCATACCTTCGATATTGTGAATCAAAGCATCTTTGTTAATATCTCTCATTGTTCTGTGTCCTCTTCGTTTCCGCCCATAAATGGGACGTTTGATCCGTACATTTCGTACTGTGCTAACTTACCTTTTACATCACCTAAAGCTAATACGCAAGAGTAAATAAACTCTCTAGTCTTAGTCTCATGTGGTTCTGTCTTTAAGAACTGCAAGTAGTAATCTACCATTAGCTCACCATAAGCACCAGTGAAAAACTCTTCACGTTCACGTTTTGCAAACTCAGCTTTCACTAGTGACTCTTTAGCTTGAACATCTGGGTGTACACTTTTCAGCTTCTTCTCAGCTGACGCTTTATACTTGTCCATTAGTTTCCTTATTTCTTTTTAATAGATGAAAGAATCTTTGATATATGATCTAGTCTCTTGACCACACCATCATCTGGATTCTTCTTTTTACGAGATCTGTATTCTTCATGATCTAGTATTTCTTTAGCTGCCTCTGAGTAGTTACCGTTGTTGAAATGTTTAACCCATTTATATTTAGGGTTTAAATCACCACGATACTTAGCACTCAGTAATGCAGACTTAACTTCTTCTGGTTGATCCTCGTAGGTAGGTATAACACTTTTAAGCTGTGACTCTTGTTTCTTAAACACTTGAGACAAAGGCATGTTAAGGTATTCACCTGTTTGACCAACACCTGCAGTTTCCACTGGGTCTTTAGCACGGTCATCAAAGTAACGACCAGCAAAGAAACCTTCTTCACGTACAAGATCTTTAAACCGAGGCTCTAGCTCTCGGCCTATTCTACGCTCAACTTCAGCTACCGCACGATTACCACTGAAGTATCGTTTATCCTTAAAGACATCCCTGTTGGATATCGGATCAACATTCAGTTCATCTTCAGAAAGTACCATGCTTGGGGCTCCTAGAGTACTTTTAGGATTGTCATCTGAAAGCCCTTTTAACAAACCAGCAAGAGGTCCCATCAGACCTGGTACTGTTGTAGGGTTAAAAGGGTTTATCATATCTATTGTCCTTTAATTAAGTCTCTAGCTA